AAGCTGGAAGGCTTGCGAGCTACCCCGGATAAACATTTCAGCTACCCCGTCTCGTACAGGGAGGTCCTGACAACTATTGCATCTATGCGCTGACCCGCATATGATGTAGGTGGGCAATGTTGCCTGATATTGGGAGAAAACGTGATGGGAATGTTTAGCTGGAAAACCAACGACACGCGCCGGTCGATAAAGTGCACGTGGTCAGAGAGGCCCACTTTCAGGGTGTATATGGTCGATCATCTGGGCAACCAGTGGATCGAAGACAACTATGAGGGCTACGGCGTCTTTGGTGGTAAAGACTTTTACGAGTTGCTGGCAGAGATGAACGGAGTAAAACCTACCGATTCACTCAAGCCTAACAGCTCGTTCCGATTGATGTGGGAGGATGGCGACTACACCACCAAGATGCGTCTTCTTGGCATTGAGTTAGAGGCTAGCGGCGAGCCGTACATCTCACCCCAGCTTACCCAAAAGCCTAGAAAAAGATCGACGGGCAAGCCACCACAACACTGCGACAGTCAAGGGGTGTGAGCATGAGCCTAATTACATTGTGGACCGTCGAGTCCGGAGAAAAGTGCCGTTGGTTCGTGGCGGAAGACGAAGCCAGACGGTTTGCCCGAGACACGTGGTTAAAGGAAGATGATGGTGTGCCTTTCGTTAACCGTAAGGTCATCTGGGACCCTGAAGAATTGTGCGACATCTTGAACCACATCGAAGGCTTCACCGAGGGCCGTGAGCCGCAGGTGGGGGCCTTCCCCGCGATTGATTTCAAGCGGTTGATCTGAGCAATGATTTTTTTATTCCGCTGGTTTGAAAAGAATCAAAAAGCGCAGGCGCGGACTGCCCGGGATGCAAGCCGGGTGAGACGCGCCATTACAAAAACCTCAAAAACTTTTACGGAGTCTAGAATGAAAACAGTTAAAGATTTGGCGCAGGAACGCTACCCGGGGGAGACGTTTGATTTTGCGCTGCCCTACCCGTGGCTACGGGATTGTTTGGATAAGGGGTTGGACCCCCGGGGACACGTTTGCTGGCTATATGATGACGCCGGGGGAGTTATGGGCCGCCCCGCCCCGTTGACCCCGGAAGGCGACAAAATAGTGGGCGTTTTGACCCACTGATCGACAGGCCGCCTCCGGGCGGCTTTTCTTTGTCAAGTTTTTTTTTCACGTCCCGGAAACCCGCGTAATTGCTAGACCGCCCTTCCCGAAACCCTTTGTTTTAGCCGTTTTTCGGCAATTCCAAAAAACCCGTGTGGTAAAATACTCGGGTCAGGCCCAAGCGGCGTGACAGTTTTTTAACATCGCTGGCCTAGCACCCAGACGCGAGTCCGCTATGGGATGGCAACTTCTCAAAAACAATTCATTTTCACTTTGGGAGAAAAGCAATGGAAAATTTTACTGCACCGTTTTTACTGAACACTGAGCGGGATGGCCAAAAGCCTGTAACGTCAGCTTTAGGTCAATTGATAGGTCAAACCGTGTGCGTGTCATACACCACAGTAAAAAGCGACGACGGCAGGTTTGGGGTTCGCGAACATTTTGAACCGCAAATTTCAGTGGAAGCCGAGCTAGAGGGATCTGCTGAAACAGGGCGATTCCGAGTGCTTATCAACGACAGCACCTACAGCTACTTTTATGACGATTCGGTTTGGTCAATGGGTCAGGACATCGGTAAAACAGCTAAAATTTTCATCAGCTAAAAAAACAAGCCGCCCCCAGGCGGCTTTTTTGTGCATTGCTCTTTTAAAAAAAACAATTGCAGCTGCGGGTAAATACCCGTAATATCAACGGATGGCTATTTCGCCATAACTTTGGGAGAAAACATTATGACTATGACAATGGAAAACGAGCGCGGTGATCTGGCAGCCCTGCTGCAGAAAGTGCAATCTCAATCGGCGGCGTCTCAGGACTTGCTCGCGCCTACAAACCAGCTGCAGCTGGCAACAGCTGACCGGGGCGATGGCACTAAGGTGAGCAAGGTGATTCTGGAGCAGACCGCGGGAATGCCGACTCAAATCCTAACGGCCAACAGTGTGGCGTTTGACCATATCGCCCAGAAGGCGGCTATCGATGTCCGTACCGCCCGGCGGCTGCAGCAAGATTACAGTGGCGAATGGGACCAGCTGATTAACGCCATTTGGCAGAAAGAAGCGAAGGTGCATATGCTGCGCACGTTTGTGGACGGCGCTAATACCGGGACGTTGCGTGGTGTTGTGTCAGAACGTTTTCAGACTTTTGACAACCACCACCTGCTGGAGGCAACGCTGCCGCAGCTGATGGAATCCGATGCGCAGTGGCAGGTGCAAGATGCGACAGTCACCGAGCGGGCTATGTACGTCCGCCTAAAGTCTAACGTGATCACGGGCGAGGGCGCTGCAGTGGGCGATACCATGGCGCTGGGCGTGATGATGAAAAACAGTGAAATTGGCGATGGCGCTATCGTGCTGGGTCAGATGTTTTGGACGTTGGTCTGCCTTAACGGAATGCAAACAGAAAAAACGCTGCGCCGGAATCACATTACCAGCGCCCGGGGGGACGCGGATCAAGCGAAGATCCTAACGGACGAAGCTAAAGATGCTGACAACCGCGCCACGCAGCTGAAGTTTCGGGATAACTGCGCTCACCTTGCTAGCCGTGAAAGCTTTGATGAAATGCTCGAAAAAATGAAGGCAGCTGGTCAGGATCGCGTAGAAGGCAGCCCTAACGCAGCGGTGGAAGCTTTAGGGTCAGTTATGAAATTGACAAAGGCGGAAACCAGTAGCGTATTGGACGGGCTGCTGCAGACCATGGGACAGCCGGGTTATGCCGGGCAGCCCCTTAGCCGGGCGACTATGGTCAACGCTGTCACTGCAGCTGCGCACAATGCCGCAGCTGATAACGTGGACACATGGCAGCAGCGCGGCAGTCGGGTGCTAGATTTGCCCCGGAGCGATTGGCAGCGAATCGCTACTGCAGCCTAAAGCTTTACCCCCGCGAAAATTAACCCGGCAGCTGCCGGGTTTTTTTATGCCCGGGGATATGCGACTATTCTCATATCGCAGCCCCACCGGCTGCGCACATTGGGAGAATGATTTATGAGAATGCTTTTGGATACGCGCGGGGGTAACACTAAACTCGCGAAAACTAACCGGGCGGCCCCGTTCCGTTATGCCGGGCTCAGTCTATACCCTACAAATGAATTATGTCCGGGCGCAAAGGCAGCGGGCTGCCTAGATACCTGTTTAAGTGAAGCCGGGCGTGGCAAGTTTGAAAACGTGCGCAGCGGGCGCATGGCCAAAACGGAATACTGGTTAAATGAGCGCCCGGAGTTTATCGCGCAGCTGCGCCGGGAATTGCACAATTTCGCGAAAACGTGCGCCCGTAGCGGAGCCCGTCCAGCTGTCCGGCTTAACGTTTTGAGCGATATCCCATGGGAGCGCCACATTGATATGGGCGGGGAATTCGCGGGGATTCAATTTATTGACTACACCAAAACAGTTAATCGCTTGGATAAAACCCCCGAAAACTACCAGCTAATTTTTAGCTACTCCGGCAGCCCTAAATTTGCGAATCAAAATCGAAAAGCTTTCCGGACTAACGCGCCCATCGCGGTAGTGTTCCGGCACGGGCTGCCCCGGGTTTTTAAATCGCGCCCGGTTATGGATGGGGATCGGGACGACATTGCGAACGCATTTACCCCCGGCTGCGTCATAGGGCTGCGGGCTAAAGGCCCGGCATTATGGCCCCCGGCAGCTGGCCCGGATTTTGTAGTGAACAACCCGGACGTGATAGGGGCAATGTCGTGATAGATGATATTGATTTGTTCCCCATGATTTCCCGAAAAGATAACCCCAGCCCGGAAGAATTAGAAAACGCGGTGCGGGTTTATATTGATCGGGTAAAAAACCAATCCCCCATTGTCAGCACGTCCCACGTCACCTATGGGGCGATGATTAAGCGATACGGGGAAGCTTTCCAAACGGCGCTAGATGCGTATTTCGATAGCTTGCCCCCGCCTACGGTAGTGGTGGGAACGGGCGCAGCTGGCGATGATTAGCGCCCCGCTGCGCAGCTGAATTTAACCCGGCAGCTGCCGGGTTTTTTTTGCCTAACGCATGAATCGTGCCAGAAAAAAAAGTGAGTCTCGCCCAGGGAGTGACAAATCCCACAACCGTGCGGGCTGCGCGTTTAAGTGTTTTCTCACGTTTGAAACGTAACCGGTAACAGCTGGCCCGGGGTCCGGGCTCAATGCTGCCCCCAAAACGTACCGGGCTGCGTGGCCCGGCTGCCGGGGGCATTTTGCCCCGGGCCATGGCCCGTGAACCGTGCCCGCTGCGCCAGCTGCCATTGTTTATAACTTCCTTAAACACGTATTTAAACCAGTTAAGCGTGGGACCCAGTCCCGGATTGCGTCAAACCGCGCCCGGAACGGTTAGTAAGCACTCACTTCGCGCGGCGCGGCGGCGGCGCGGCAAACGGCATCAAGGTGCAGGTTTTTCACGAACAATACTGTGAGAAAACCATATGAATTTTTTAGAAAAAAACCGTAAGCCCCGAGCCGAGGTCCATGAAACGTGCTACGGTTCAAAAAAAACGCGTATAGGAGTCCCAGAGCCTCAAAAATTTTGCAAAAAATTGAGAGCTACCGGATCGCATATATGTTTATAATTGAAGTGAGTACTTACTAACCCCGAAAGCGAGTGTTTATGCGGAATGATGGTTCTAGTTTTGAGTCCATAGAGGAAGCTGAAGAGAAGATCCTGAAGCTTGAGTATCGTTTGGCGCAGATTGAGCAGGTTGAGTCGTGTCAAGAGGATTATTTGAGCTTTGTCCGGACGATGTGGCCCGAGTTCATTGCGGGTCGGCACCACAAAATCATGGCGGAGAAGCTTGAGAGGGTGGCAAAAGGCGAGTTGAAGCGGTTGATTATCAACATGCCGCCGCGTCACACCAAGTCTGAGTTTGCGAGTTTCCTGTTTCCGGCTTGGATGATCGGTAAAAACCCCGCGATGAAGATTATTCAGGCTACGCACACCACGGAGCTTGCGGTTAACTTTGGACGAAAGATTAAGAATCTGCTGGAAAGGGATGATTATCTTGAGATTTTTCCTGATGCGGCGCTTTCTGCGGACTCAAAGGCATCCGGAAGGTGGGACACGGCCCGTGGTGGTATGTATTACGGCGTGGGTGTGGGGTCAAACTTGGCGGGACGTGGTGGTGACTTGATCATTATTGAC